GCTCTGGATCGACGAGTCCGCCTTCATCACCTCCAAGGACGCCTGGGGCGTCGTTCGACCGGCCCTGTCCGACAAGATGGGTATGGCGATCACGACGACCACGCCCCAGGGCAAGAACTGGTTCTGGAGTGAGTTCTTCCACGGCAAGGTGCTGGACGACCCACACCAGTTCCGTGTCGAGTACACCAGCATCGACAACCCGTTCTTCCACAAGGAGGAGTGGGTCTACGCCAAGGAGTCGATGCACCCCGCCCTGTTCCAGCAGGAGTACATGGCCGCGTTCGACGCGATGGCCGGGCTCACGCTGTCGGGCGACTGGCTCCACTACTACACCATGGGCGACGAGGACCTCGACCGGGACCTCATCACGATCCCCAAGGACGCCGGCGGCCGCCTCAAGCTCCGCAAGTACATCGGCGTGGACCCCTCGACGGGTGAGTCGGACGACGAGTTCGCCATCTCGGTGCTCGGCGTGACCGAGGACCTGACGCAGGCGTTCCTGCTCGACTACTGGCTCGGCCACCTGCAGTTCCCGGACCAGGTGGACAAGATCCGCGAGTACCAGCTGAAGTGGCGGCCCGAGCTCATCGGCATTGAGTCGAACGCCTACCAGAGGTCTCTGGTCCAGCAGTCCAACCGGCTGCAGGGCTTCCCCGGCATCGTGCCGGTGATCTCGAAGGGCTCCAAGACCGAGCGCCTCATCTCGATGTCTCCGATCTTCAAGATCGGCAAGCTCCGCATCCACCAGAAGCACTCGGAGTTCATCGACCAGTGGGTCTCCTACGACGGCAAGAAGAAGGTCAACCGCGACGACCTGCTCGACTCCGTGGAGATCGGCCTCGGCGTAGCCGGGGTGATCCTGCCGCGGATGGAGACCGGCCACCAGGCCGAGCCGACCGACGAGCACCAAGAAGCAGCAGCCCAGATCCGCGCGAACAAGAAGCGCGGCGCCTACGACCCCGAGTTAGGAAGCGAAGCATGAACCTGTTCAAGCGCCGGCCCTGCGCCGGATGCCTGGCCAAGGAGCAGACAATCGCCCTCCTGGCCGATCTCGTTGACTGGCACCGCGGCCGCGAGGGCTTGACGATGCAGTCCGCAACGCAAACCGTTGCGCCGCCCCTCGACCCCAACGCGCCAGCGGCCCAGTGGGCCAGCGACGACGAGGAAGTCATCGCGGCCGCACTCGACTACGGCGCCATCGACGCCGCGTCTGCCGAGCGCCTCATGGCGCACATGCAGGCCCAGAACACCACACTCACCGCAGTCAAGTAGGAAGGAGGTCCCATGGCCGCACAAGCATCCCCTGAGAAGGGTTTCATCGGTCTGCGGGACCTGGTGGACGCGGAAACGCTCGCCGCCAAGCGCACAGAGGTGGAGAACATGCGCTCCGTCCTCAAGCGGGAGTGGGCCCTGAACCGTGAGTATTACAACGGGAACCAGTGGTCCTTCTGGAACAGCTCGATGCTCCGCGTCGAGTCCCTCCCTCTCGACATAGGCCCCACCTGGAAGGTGCGGCTGCAGTCCAATCAGGTGAAGCCCGGGCTGGCGTCCTACGTCGCCCAGCTCACCAAGACGCGCCCGACCATCACCGCGGAGCCGAACTCCGGCGCCGACGGCGACGTCAAGGCGGCCCAGATGGCGACCTCGCTCTACGAGTCGCTGTGGGAAGACCTGCACCTGAACATCCGACTGCAGGAGGGCCTGAACGAGGCCGGCCTGTCGGGCGGGTTCCTCAAGGTGACGTGGGACGCCCTGGCCGGTAAGCCGATGACGTTCGTGATGGACCCGAACGGCCAGCCGATCCTCGACGACCAGCTCGCCGAGCTGTTCCTCGACAAGCTCAAGGAGATGGCCCTCAACCAGGGCATCCCCGAGGAGCAGGTTGACCAGCTGGCCAAGAAGACGGTCTACGTCGGCGAGATCAAGGTGGAGGTCATGAGCGCGGAGAACGTGCTCCTCGACCCGGCCTGCGCCACGTTCGACGAGGCCAAGTGGGCCATCTGCCGACACTCGCTGGACCCGGACGAGATCTACGCCCGCTGGGGCAAGCGTGTCCAGCCGAACGCCACCAAGTCCGCCGACGTCCCCCGCACCTTCGCCTCCATCGAGGAGAAGAAGCCGGAGACCGTCCGCGAGGTCTTCATCATGTACATCCGCCCGTGCCCGGCCCTGCCCAAAGGCAGGTACGTCGCATGGATCGAAGGGCCCGACACGATCCTGGAGGACCGGCCATGGCCGTACCCCGCCCAGATCCTGCCGCTGGTCAAGCTCCCGGGCATCTACCGGCCGAACAGCCCCTACGACGACCCGCTCGTCAGCGAGGTGCGGCCGCTGCAGAAGGACCTCAACAAGACCCTGTCGCAGATCGTCGAGCACAAGAACCTGACGCTCCGCCCGCAGATGCTGGCCCCCATCGGGTCCCTGCGGTCGAAGATCACGTCGGAGCCCGGCGCCATCTTCGAGTACAACCCGGTCGGGAACCAGATCCCGCAGTGGCGGCCCCAGCCCGAGATCCCGCAGTACGTGTTCGCGCACCTCGCCGACACGCAGCAGCGGATCGACAAGGTGTTCAACCGGATGCCGACCACCAGAGACCAGATCCCGGCGCGCGCCGACGGCGGCGCACTCCTTGAGGGGATGCTGGAGGCCACGGCCGACCAGCTGTCGCACACCATCCTCGGCATCGAGGACGGCCTGGCGCGGCTCGGCCACCTGATGGTCTCCCTGGCCCAGAAATACTACGACGAGCCCCGTATGCTCCGCATCCGCGGGGTCGGCGGCTCCATGCAGGTGAAGAAGTTCGAGTCACGGGACATCGAGGGAGGGTTCGTCTTCCGTCCCCGGTACGGCACCGGCCTTCCGCGGACGCGGCAGGGCAAGCAGGACGCCGTGATCCAGCTCGTAGAGGCCAAGCTGCTCGCGCCCGACGTGGCGATGAAGCACTTGGACCTGTCCGACCTCAAGGGCGTACAGAACCAGATCGCGGCCGATGAGGACCAGGCGTTCAGGGAGCACGACAAGATCCTGCGCGGCATCCCCATCAACGCGGCCGCCCTCCAGGCGGCGCAGCAGCAGCTCCAGCAGTTCATGCAGCAGGCGCAGGGCATCGCCCAGGCGCTGCAACAGGGCCAGCCCATCGACCTCGACGGCGACGGGCAGGCCGACGACCCCCAGCAGATCATGCAGCAGCTCCAGCAGCAGCAGCAGGGCCTCCAGCAGGCGCTGCAGGATGCTCCGTGGCAGCCGCTCGACTACGAGAACTGGGAGTCGCACATCGCAACCCACAGTGACTTCATGAAGACGACGGAGTTCGAGGCATACGACCCGCAGCTCCAGGCCATCTTCCTGCAGCACTACAACCTGACCTACCAGAAGTGGATCGAGATTCGCTTCGCCATGCCCGACCCGAACAGCTCGGCCAAGATCAACGTCCGCGCACAGACCACCGTGTCGGCGCCGGTCATGGAGAAGCTGCTCCGCAAGGCAGGCATCGAGGCCAGCGAGGACGAAGTGTCCGCGCCGGCGCTCGACACCATGGTCATGGACAATCTCAACGCGCCCAAGGTCAATGCGTCCGGGAACGACCCGCTCACGCAGATGGACCAGGCGATCACCACACAGCAGTCCGCGGACAAGCACACCGTGGCCCAGGCGTCCGCGCTCCAGAAGCTCGGAAACGACACGGCCAGCCAAGCCCGCGAGCAGGCCAAGCACGACCTCGAAATGCAGATGCTGGAAGACCAGCAGCGGCAGCTTGAGGAGCAGCACCAGGCCAAGCTGGCCCGTCTGCGCGCCCAAGGTTCGGGCGGCTGATGGGGGCGGACGCACCCCGCAAGTTCACGGAAGCCGACAAGGCCCGTATCGTCACCGCGCTCGCGGCGAACGGTGGGAACATCAAGCGCACGGCCCGAGAGATGGGCCTGAGCCCGACCACCGTTCGTCGCTACCGCGACAAGTTCGATCATGGCACCGGCCCGTCAACTGCGGTGGTAGCGCGCGTCGCAGGTGAGTTCGTTGAGGACGCCACCCGAATCCGCGACAAGGCGATGCTCTCACTGGAGCGCCGCATCGACGCGGAGGAGATCAAGGCGTCGGAACTGATTACGGCCCTGGGAGTGCTGACCGACAAGGTCCGCCTCGCCGAGGGCCTCGCCACATCGAAGGTCGAGCACAGTTCGGCCTTCCCGCCCCCTGACGAACTGCAGGCCATCCTGTCGGGCGTCGTACAGGGCGCCATCGCCGCGGCCGAGCGCCGGGACGGTGAGATCGTGGACGCACAGATCGTGGAAGTCATCGAGCTTCCCGAAACCACCTGATTCCACACCCTGCGGAATCGGGCCATTTGCGGAACAAGCTTCGGCACTCCGCCCTACAAGGGAGCCATCACATGGCAGACACGTCTATCGACGTGGCAGCGGCACAGGCAGCACTCGACGCGGCCGGCGGTATGCCGGACCAGTTCGTCGCCCCCACTCCAGATCCGTGGGCGGCGGCACCCGCAACGAACACGCCAGACCCTGAGCCCACTCCTGACGCACCGCCTGCACCGGCGGCCGACGACGCCCCACCCGCGCCCGACGCGGACACGGAGCCGGACTTCGGCAGCTTTACGCAGATCGACGCGTCCACGCTGACCCCCGAGCAGCAGCAGATGCAGCGGTCCTTGCAGGCCGACTACACCCGCAAGATGCAGGAGGCAGCGCCCTGGAGAAAGCTGGCAGAGGAGAGCGGCATCTCGTCCCCGGACGAGTTCAAGCAGGCCGCCGAAGTCTTCCAGCGCCTACAGGACCCTCGCAACTGGCCGACGATCCACGGCGAGCTGACGGAGTACATGCAGCAGTACGGCATGACCCCGGCGCAGGCTCAGGCCGCGGCGTCCGACCAGCTGATGAATCTGGCCCCCGACACACCGCCGGAGCCGGACTACAGCGGGTACAACCCCGACGAGGCAGATCCTTCCACCGGACCGCTGATGCGGCAGATTCAGCAGCTCTCGAACCAGGTCGCGCAGATGCAAGCGCAGACCACTCAGGAGCAGCAGAGTCGGCAGCAACAGGCCCAGTGGAACGCGGCAGCACAGGCACTGACATCGCAGGAGAACCACATCAAGGCTCAGAACCCCCACTACGGGGACGATGAGATCACCGCGATCTACAACCTGATGGGCACGGACGGGAATCTCGTCGCCGCCCAGCAGAGGTTCGAGAGCATGATCGGTGCTCAGGTGTCCAAGTACATCGCAGGCAAGACAGGCGCAGCCCAGGGCACACCCGCCCCGGTCGGCGGCGGCGGAGTCATCTCCACCCCGTCCCAGCCCGTCATGACCCGCGAGGAGGGACACCGGGCCGCGATGGCCCATGTGGCAGCCCTGGATAGGGCCGAATGACCACACCAACATCCTGACCTAAAGGAGAGTGACGCGACCAATGGCCGCAGATCTCACCTCGTTGTCGCAGGTGCTCAAGGAGTTCTACCTGACTCCTCTCGCCGAGCAGCTGAACAACGAGAACATGGTCGCTTCCCTGCTCGAAGTGACAGCGGAAAACCTGGAGGGCCTCAAGGCCGTCCTGCCGCTGCACTACGGACGCAGCTCGGGCATCAGCTCGCGCTTCGAGGGCGGCACCATCGCAACTTCGGGCAAGCAGAAGTACGCTCGCGCGGAGTTCGACCTCAAGTACCACTACGCCCGCGTGCAGGTCTCGGGCCCCTCGATCAGCAAGACCAAGTCTGATCGCGGCTCGTTCCTGCAGGCCCTGAAGTCGGAGCTCGACTTCATCAAGAACGACCTGCAGCTCGACCAGAGCCGGCAGTATTACGGGGACGGCTCCGGCGTCATCGGCGTCATCGCCTCCACCTCGTCCACGGTCGCCACGCTGACCTCGGCCGAGCCGATCTCGAAGGGCTACCTGTACATCGGCATGTCCTGCGACACCGGCACCGCCGCAGCCTCGACCAACGACACGACCGCCAACATCATCACCGATCTGGACGTCACTGTCCCGTCGGTGACGTTCACGTCGGCCGTGGCGAACACCGCCAACAACGTCATCGTCCGCGCTGGCAACGTGTCCAGCTCCACCGACGTCACGACCAACGCTGAGATCGACGCGGGCCTCCTGCGCCTGCTCGGCACCTCGGTCGTCGGCGGCATCGACCCGACCGCGACGGCTCGCGGGTTCTGGAAGGGCGTCGTGACCGACAAGGTCGCTGCCCCGGACATCGCCCTCGACGACCTGATGGTCATGTCGAACACCCTGCAGAACGCGGGCTCCAAGTCCAGCGATCAGGTCGTCATGACGACGCCTGGCCTGGTGCGGCGCCTGTTCCAGACCGAGGACTTCAAGGACTCGGTCCGGTTCGTCAACTCGACCACCCTCACCGGTGGCTTCGAGCAGATCTCCTTCGCGGCTGGTAACGGCCCCATGAAGATCAACGCCGACCGCCTCGCCCCGTGGGGCGACGTCATGTTCGTGGACAAGAGCCAGGTCAAGGTCTTCTCCCCGGCTGACTGGGACTTCCTGTCCCGCGACGGTCTGACGATTCGCTGGGTGGTGGACGTGGACGCCTTCCAGGCGGTCCTGTTCAAGTACGCCAACATGGGCACGGCCCGCCGCAACACCAGCGGCCTGCTCAAGAACTACACGGACACCGGCTTCTAAGCCGACCGTGCAACTTAGGTGGGGCGGGTCCTTCGGGGCCCGCCCAGCCTTCCCAGAAAGGGAGAAATGGCCTCTACCAACGCACGACATCGCCCCAAGGGCCGGTTCGTCCTCGCCCGGGTCAAGCTGACCATGGGCAAGATCACGACCATCGGCTCGGCCGACGGCGCGACCCGCCAGCTGAACATCCGCAACGGTGGCGTCATCCGCGGCATCTCGATGGACTTCTCGGCCTCGGCCAACGCCTCCGGCGTGGTGACCATCAAGGAAGCCACCAGCACGGGCGCCACGCTTTTCACCTCGACGACCGGCACGGACACGACGAACGCCTCGACCGGCAACATCCTGATGCCCTGCACCGACGCGCGCAGCATCTCGAACGCCGACCTCGGCGACCAGCCGGGCCTGCACTTCAAGCGCGGCCTGAACCTGGCCTACACGGCGGCCACCGCTGGTGACAACGTCATCGTCCGCCTGCTGATCGACACGTCCGTCAAGTATTACTCGCTGCCCATCGCCCTCACCGGCGCGGACGGCTCGGCCGCTGGCTCGGTCAACATGTTCCTCGGCCGCCCGGGCATCCTCAAGGCCGTCCGGCTGAACGCCTCGGCTGGTGCCACTGCCGACCTCACCATCGCCGTGGACAATGACAACAAGGGCTCGAACGCCGGCGCAACGGTGTTCACCGCCACCAACTACGGCACCTCCGGTGTGGCCTCGGCCGCCGGTACCGCTGTGGCTGCGGGCCTGTCCAACGGTGGCCTCGATGAGGTCAACGGTGCTGTCACGTCCCCGGGCGGCGGCATCCCGTTCATGCACGGCCTCAAGGCGACCATCGCCCAGGCCAACGCTGCGGACCTGCCTGTGATCGAATACTGGGTGGAGGTCTAGCCCGGTATGGCCAACATCACCTTCACCGGCATCGGCTTCCGAGTCGGCCGGTCCCACCGCGTCCGCGTGGCGGCCGCTCAGGCGACTGTCGGCCAGACGGACTGGATCAAGGTCCCGACCTGGGCCACGTACTGCCGGGTCACCATCGACCTCACGGCGATGGCCGGCACCTCTCCGACCCACACCCCGACGCTGCTCACGCCGTCGGACGCTGCGAAGCCACACCTGTCCGACAACGTGTCGGTCGTGGCAGGCACGGACGTTCCCCCGACTGACAGCGTCGTCATCCCCTTGGGTGGCACCGCGCTGACCTCCGGCTACACGGCCGCGGGCACGTCGGTCATCTCCATCGGACCGGGCGTCACCGGTATCGCCAACGACGTGGCACTGGGCACCACCGGTGTCAACGCTGCGGCGATCAACGACGTGCTGCCGGACATCATCGGCATCAAGGTCCTGAACACACGCACCAACGGCAACGAGACCTACACCTACACGGTGGACGTCCTGTTCCGCTAAATCCCCGGAGCTTCGGCCCGGACAGGGGCCGCGCTCTGAACGCGGCGAGTGACCGGCGTAGGGCGGGGCCGGGTCGCTGCCATCTTTCAATCGAGAGGACACCATGGAGGACTTGGGCGTACAAGACATCGTGCCCGGAGGTCCCGTCAAGCTCTGGCTCCCAGGGTTGGGCGTGACCGATCTTCGTGTCCGTGCTGTTGCGAGGGCCGTCGAGCGATACGACGCAGACCTCCGGCTCGCGCGGCATGAGATCACTGGCGACTGGGTCGTCACCATCGGAGAGAACGGCCACCCGGTCTACGGGTTCGGCAAGGAGCTCCCCCACCCAGATGACGTCGAGCGCAAGCTCGGCTCCCACGACATCCGGCGGCAGGGCCGCCAGATCATGGACCACCTGGCCCGCGAGGCCGAGCGCAAGCGCCTCGACGCCCAGTACCGCTCCGAGGAGCAGAACGGCGAGATGGCCGAGCACCTTGAGGTGGCCTTCCGCCAGAACCATGCCCACAGCACACCCCGCATCTTCGTACCCAGAGGACTCTGATGACCGCCGCCGAAATGATCGCTGAACTGCAGGACCACGGCTTCGACGACGCCTCAGACGCTCGGATGATGGCCGTGCTGAACGACGCCTACTGGGACGCCTGCGCCCGCGAGCCCTGGCCCTTCCTTGAGAAGGCCGTCAGCATGGTGGTCGCCGCCTCCGGCACCACGTCCGCCAGCTGGCCCACCGACTTCCGGGCGGCCCAGCAGATCACGGTGAGCACCGCCGGCGCGGCCTCGGGCCAGAAGCTCGACTACATGCGCTCGGACGACTTCACCCTCCAGTACGGCAACGACACCACCACCGGCGTCCCGCGCGTCTGGTACATGATCGGCAACACCGCCTACTTCTTCCCGGCGGCCAGCCCGGCCCAGCAGCTCTACATGCTGTACCTGAAGCAGCCTGCCGCCATCGTGGATGCCTCGGTCGAGGCGGACATCGCCATCCCGGCGGCCTTCCACCGGAGCGTCATCGTCAACGGCGCCCTGTTCAAGCTGTACGCCATGGAGGACGACACCGACATCGCGCCCACGTTCGAGACCTACTACGAGCGCGGGCTGCAGAACATGCGCGAATACTGCTGGCGCCGTCAGTACGGCACCCAGGACATCGTCCATCCCGTTGACTCCGACGACGTCGGCCTCGACGTCGGCATGGGCTACTGGGTGAACTGATGTCGATACTCCCGATCCCCCGGGGTGTCCCCTCGCCGCTGTCGCTGGAGACCCTCATGGGGGCACCGGGCGGCATCGCGCGCGACGTCCCGCAGCATGAGATCCAGGACACTGAGTGCTGGATGCTGCAGGACGCCAACCTGATGGACCCCGGCTTCATCCGCCGCCGCGGGCCGCTGACGGAGACTCCCTCCTCGACGCTGACCAACTCCTTCGCTCTGGGCGCTGCCCGGGTGCAGGACCCGGCCGGTACCGAGCAGAACTGCGTCTACGTCCGCACCACGACTCCCGGCGGCAAGGTCTACGGGTTCGGCAACACGTCGAGCCTGACCTACACCTGGCCGTACACCCCGCTGGCCTCCGGCCCGGCGGACCTGTTCTGCGGCAACGACGCGCTGAACGGCGGCGTCTTCCTTGGCTCGGCCGAGTCCTACGACAAGCCGACCAACAAGGCCCTCCTGTTCTGGCAGGGCGCCAGCAAGCCCGCGTGGACCAACATCGCCACCACGTCCTTCGCCCGCGGCGCCACCAGCATTACGGTGACCTCGGACATCGCCCACGTCAGCAGCGGCCACTTCGTGTTCGACACGTCCAGCGGCTCGCTCATCGGCGTGGTCAAGACCATCGCCAGCAACGTCATCACCCTGAAGGACCCGGCCCTGCTGGGCTCCTCCCAGATCGACGTCCAGCCGCTCCGCGGCATGGGCACCCGTGTGGCCACCGGCCGCATCACGGTCAGCAAGGACGACACCGCCAAGATCGTCAACGGCGGCCAGACCAAGTTCCGCGCCCAGGGCCTCGACTCCGGCACCTGGGACCTGTACACCGCCCAGTACAACTACATCGGGACGGTGGCCTCGGTCGCCTCGGACGCCCAGCTCACGCTGGCGTCGCAGGCCCTCATCTCCCTGGTCAACGGCGAGTACATCGCCATCCAGACCAGCGGCTCGTACAGCACGACGCCCTTCGGGTGGCTGAACGCCAACTTCGCCGGGCACCAGTTCTACGCCGACGGCAACATCCTGCGGTTCTCCTCCTACCTCGACCGCGAGGCGGTGGACACGACGCTGGACGGCGACTTCATCACCTTCTCCGAGGACCCGATCCGGGCCCTCATCCCGACCACGGGGTCCCTCGTCGTCGTGACGGAGAACGAGACCTTCGCCCTCGTCGGCGCGGTCGGCACCACGCCGGACCGCTGGCGGGGCACCCGCGTCAACGACGACGGCACCATCTGCGGCATGTCCGCGGTGACGTACAAAGGCGGGGCGATCTGGGCCGGCAAGCGCGGCATCTGGTTCTACGACGGGGCGTCGCCGGTGAACATCGGCGCCAAGCTCGACGGGGACTACCGCCTCGGGGTGAGCACGTTCACCAACGCCACCTATCGCGCCTACGGGGCCGTGGTCAAGGACCACTACCTCCTGTTCTGCGAGAACGTCAAGTCCGGCGTCTTCGACACGGTCAAGGGCGCCTCCACCGCCCACATCACCCGGCCCACGTTCGTCATCGGGCTGCTGACAGGTGCCACCAGCATCTGGCGGAACGTGGAGCTGCGCGGTGTCATCAACCCGCCCGACAGGCTCGGGCTGGGCACGGCCCTGTTGCCGATCCAGACACTGGAGTCGGCGGTGAACACCACCCGGGTCGTCAAAGGCGACACGCTGTTCGAGGACTCGGGCCAGGACGCCTACACCTGCAACGGTGCGGCGGCCGCGGGCCCGGACCTGTACGTGGAGAGCAAGAAGTACAGCATGGGCGACGGGCAGCGGCTGAAGCTGTTCCGCATGATCCTCCTGTCCTTCTGGGCCGCCGGCGGCAACATCAAGCTGGACACCATCGTGGGCCTCAACGGCACCGGGGTGACGTCCAACACGGAGTTCTGGGCTACCACGGCCTTCGTGGACAAGCGGATCAAGTTCAACGCGCGGAGCCAGTACGTGGCCGTGCGCCTGTACCAGTCCGCGTACCAGGGCAACCCGGCCTCGCTGGTCGCTGCCAACACCACACGTATCACGCTCGGCCAGTGGGCTTTCGGCTTCAAGTGGAAGCGACCCGGCCGGGTGTAGGAAGGAGAGCCGATGTCGTTCCTCGACAAGCCCTTGTCTGAGCTGACCACCGCGGAACTGCAGAAGCTCATCTCCGACGAAGTAGCACGCCAGACCCCTGCCATCCCGTCGGGGGTTCTGGCGCTGCTCGACTCGGCCACTCCGGTCACGGTCCCGGCCACGCAGGACGACGCGGACGTGCTGACCTACGACGCCTCCAAGGGCTCGTACATCGCCGCACCGGTGCCGTCGGCCAGCCCGGTGACCCCGCCCCAGGCCAACACTCCGGTCGTCGCCGGCGGCGTCGGCTACATCGTGGCCTCTTGGACCGCGGTGACGAACGACACGCCTGTGGACTACGACGTCTACATGGACACCAACAGCGGCTTCACGCCGGGCCCGGGCACCTTCATCGCCACGACCCCGGCCACCATGCTTTTCATCCGCGCCACGTCTGACGGCACCAAGCTGGACTACGACGCCACCTACTACGTGGTCGTCATCGCCCGCTCGGACACGCTGTCTTCGACCCAGAGCGTCCAGAGCGCCGGTGTCTCGCCGGTCCGCGTGGACCACGAAGACATCGCCGTCAACGCCGTCCATGCGGACACCATCGACGCCCTCGCGGTCACCACCGGCAAGCTCGACACGGCCGTGGTCCTGTCGGGCCTCATCCAGACCGCAGAGACCGGCGCCCGCATCGTGATCCAAGGCGGCGCAGGCAGCGACGGCGGCATCACGCTCTACCAGTCCGACGGCGAGACCATCGCCGCCCGGCTCCCCACGGACGGCTCCACGGCCACGTTCAACGGCAACGTCGTCACCGGCGGCCTGATCGTCACCGACACCGCTGTCATCCAGGGCGCCAACAACTACATGGACCGCGCCTCGGTGCTGACCCTGACCGAGAAGCTGGGCGACCCGGGCTTCACGCCCCTGGTCACTGCGAACTACGACATGGTCCCCCTCGACTACGCGCTGTCCTCGCCGACGTTCTACCAGACGTCCTACGGCACAAACTACACCGCCACCGGCGGCGCGGGCGGGGCCACTCCGGTGTTCCTTGAGGTCGAGCAGCACATCAACAACTCCAACGGCCACTACGCCATCACCTTGCGGGAGTATGACTACACCACCGGCGCCTCCACCGGCCGGGCCGTCATCTTGGAGTCGGGTGAGACCTTCGCTACCGGCGTTTCGTGCCCCATCGGAGCCTGCAAGATCGGTTCCAAGATCTACGCGTTCACCTGGCACCGCACCGGCGTCTTGTTCATCTGGACGATCACGGCCAGCACCTTCGCAATCGACGTGTCCAACTCGTACTCGGGCACCGGCCTGCAGGGCTGCAACACCAGCGGCTTCGCCACCCTCGACCACAACGTGGCCCTGGGCTCGGACGGGACCAACCCTTGGCTGTTCTCGTACACCACGGCCACCAAGCTGCCCAACCGGCGCATGGTCACGATCACGTCCCCGTCCAGCCCCACCCTCGGATCGGCCACGGACTTCGCATCCGGCTCGGTCAAGTTCAACTCGGCGGGCGACGCCAACAACCCCGGCACCGGCGCCCAGCCCGTCGGCATCGCCGGCGCGGCGTGGGACCCCGTCGCCGGTACTTGGTACGTCGCCTACAACTACGACACCGCCAGCTCCTCGGGCTCCCTGCTGCAGAAGTACAAGCAGTCGGACAGCTCCATCGTCGCCAAGCAGGAGATCTGGCAGGACGCCAGTGAGGACGTGGATTCGGGCGACGCCACCTGCTCTGGCTTGACCTACGACGGCACCAACTACTGGTGGTCGGAGATGGGCTTCGGCTCGGGCCAGAACTTCCAAGCGTCCATGCGGAAGCTGACGAACCTGACGTGGGACTACACCCTCGGCAGCAACATGTACATCGGCACGTCCTGGGTCAAGGACACCAGCTATGGCACCGTCAGCTGCGGCCACGACCCGGTCGCCTCGGTGGCCTACGTCGGCAACCGCGGCTCGGGCACGGTGGACGGCACGTTCGCCCTGACTTGGACCGCGACCACCACCGGCACGTCCATGGTGACCGGCAACCGGGCCATCCTGGGAATCGTGCTCCACTCCTCCGACAACACCATCGACTCGGTGACCGGCGGCGGGGTGACGTGGGTGCAGGACGGCTACGGCCACAACACCGACGGCGAGGTCGTGTACTGGTTCTCCGCCGAGCTTCCCTCGGGGCTGGCCACCGGCACGACCCTCACCATCGTGGAGCACGCTGGCGGCGACGTCTTCGAGAAGCGCCGCTGGTCCCTGATGGAGGTGTCCGGCATCACGGCTGGCCCGCCCGGCGGTACGCACACGCACGGCTCCAGTGGCACCAGCACCACGCCCTCCCCGGGCGCCACGTCGGGCTCGGCGAACTCCGGCGACTTCGCTGTGTCGGGCATCGCGTTCAAGAACGGCTCGGTCACAGGCGACTGGACCGCGACCTCCGGCTGGACCAAGGAGAACACCCTCTCGGCCAACAGCCGGTCGGGCTGGTTCGAGTACAAGATCCTCGCCTCCTCGGGCGCCGTCACCGGCAACGTCACCACGACGCTGACGGCAATACAGTGGGCCGCTGCGGTGGTCTACTACACGCAGGCGGGCGGCGGCTCCTCGCCGCTCCTTGTACACGCACCGGCGCACGGCTTGGTGGTGGACCAGGAGGTCTACTTCACGAACTCGGGCGGCGCGCTGCCGACCGGGCTCTCGGCCAACACGCCCTACTACGTCATCTCCACGTCGCTCGGCGTCGATGACTTCAAGGTGTCGGCCACCCGCGGCGGCACGGTGGTCAACACCACCGGCACCGATTCGGGCACGACCACCCTGCACATCATCACGGAGACCAAGGTGTCCCCGCGGGCCGTTGTCTCGCTGCTGTCCGGCATCACTGCCGCTCCGCAGATGCGGCAGAAGATCCGCACGATGAACGCCGGCGTCCCGTCGGCGGCCTCGGCCGTCCGCACCTACGCGCAGGTCGTCACCGCTGTCCCGGCCACCACGGCGCTCCGCTACCAGTCCCTGTCGGGCGGGTACGTGGACTCCGAGACCGCCGCGCATGTGGTGTCGCTCCTGTACAACGACGCGGGCAACGCCCCCAACCCGACCAACAACTTCCCCGGTGCGTCACCGGCCTCCATCACGGCTTCGGCCACGGCGGCCACGGCGGCCTGGAAGCTGCAGGGTGACGGAGTGTTCCGTGTGCCGACGTTCACCAAGGCCCAGCGCCTGGCGACGCCGACCACCGGCGACATGCACTTCGACACCACCACCGGGGCCAAGGGCCTGGCGGTGTACGACGGCAGCGACTACGTCCACATGCCCAAGAGCTGGTACGCCTCCGGCGGCGAGGGCCTCCGGGACGCCATGTTCGCTCTGGCCGCGGTCAACACCCGGGTCCGGGCCCAGAACTTCCCCATGTGGGGAGCCATCGCACCGGGCAACTCGCAGGCGTTGACCAACCAGCGGCTTGTCTACCTCGCGGTCTACTGGCCGGGCGGGTCCTGCACCGGCATCGATTGGATTCAGTCGGTGGTCGGCTCATACACCGACTCGACGCCCCACTCGGGCGTCCAGCTGCTCGGCGGTTCCTCCACGGGGCCGCTGCTGTCCACGACCACGACGGTCACCCGCATCACCGGCTCGAACGCGACCAGCGCCTCGATCTGGAAGGGGTCGGCCGGACACCGGGTCAAGGACTTCACGGGCGGCCCGATCACACTCGCGGCCGGCATCTACTACGTCAACCTGTTCTGGTTCCAGACGGCGAACACCACGTCGCCGGAGCTCTCCGGTATGGCGGCCACTGGCAACGACTACGTGAACGACGCGTCCCAGACTCAGGCGCTGCTCGCTCCCGTCGGGTTCCCCTTGGTGGGCACCGTTGCCAGCGCGGGGGACCTGCTCGCCTCGGACACCATCGCAACGTGGGTCCTGACCACCACAAACGTGCCCTGGGTAGGGCTTCACTAGAAAGGAGGACCGATGGCTGCAGACACCACGTCAGTCGGAACCACGCCCTATGAGGGCCCAGACCCCGGCTTGGGGCAGTACAGCATCCTCCAGAACCAGGCGCACAAGGCGTTCACCGACGCCCAAACGCAGATCCAGAACCAGCGGGACACGTTGTACCGCGGGGCTGGCGTTTCCCAGTCGGGAGACAGCTGGATCGTGGACCCGAACGGCCACGGCACCTACCAGTCGATCCTCCAGGGCAACGCCCAGCAGGGCGCGGCCGACGCGGCCGGTATCGGGGCCATGGGCTTCGGTGGCGGGCTCAGTATGCAGGCGCAGGAGGCGGCCCAGACGGGCTACTCCCAGCACGCGCAGGACTGGGCCGATCAGATGACCGACTCGACCACCACGCTGCGTAACAGGGACACGGCCAACGTGAACCTGGAGAACGACACCAACTTCAACAACCTGATGACCGACATTCAGACGGCCATTGCGAACCACCAGTTCAACCCGGCCAACTACACCGGCATCACCATCCCTGGCTACGACGTGGCCGGAGACCTGGCGACGATCCCCGTGTCCACGGTGGACGACCCGGGCAACCCGGACTTCATCGGAGGCTCGGGCGGTGGCGGCGGTGGCGGGATGCACGGTGGCGTCAGGCTGGCGGACCACCCGCACTACGCGGACGCAGTCAAGGCCGGATACGGCAAGAGCTACGCCGCATGGGTCAAGGCAGGAAGGCCCCCGAAATGAGAGTGAACCATGCCTAGAACTTCAGGCGAGACCGGCAGCGGCAGCGGACAGCCGGCCGGGGCCCTTCAGTGGCCCAAGGGCACCAAGTGGGCCTACTTCAAGAAGCTCCCGCCCGGGATCACCACCGGCAACGGCAAGGGCGCGGGCTGGGTCAGGGTCGGTTCCGACAACTGGCACAAGATCCAGTCGTACAACAACGGCAGCCACCGTCATGTCTCGGCTGGCGGCGGCCACGGCGGCCACGGTACCACGTCGGTCCCGAACACCCAGTACCACCCGTCCCGCAAGGCGACGCAGCAGTACAACCCGTCGAGCCCTCGGGGCCAGATCATCCTGAACAACGGCAGCACGTCCTCCGACGGGAAGAAGAACCCGGGCGTTGACCCGGGCCGCGGCGGCGAGCAGGGTGCCAAGCACAACGGCACCGCTGGCGACCAGACGCCGGGCGGCGACCGCAACCCCGGCAACGCGCCCAAGGACAAGACGAACAAGACCACCAAGACCACGACCCAGCAGGAGAAGCAGTGGTCGAAGTTCATGGGCAACCCGAACACGCAGTCGCTCATCCCTCTGAAGGACGCGGCCGCACAGGCGGGCCTGCAGTACGACGGCCAGATCAAGGACGCTCGGGTGGCCAAGGCCGACCAGATCGCCCAGGCTGGCCAGAACCTGCAGGACATCAAGACCTGGTACTCGCACCTCATCAACATGAACGCCGGCGCCGCCACGGCCAACGACCAGGCTGTCGGCGCGGAGACCTCTGGCAACAACGCTGACCTGCAGGCGGCCCTCGCGGCCATCGGTGGCAGCGCCAATGCCGGCTCCGCCTCGGTGGCGGACCACGGCCTCCAGGCCAACCGGTTCGCGCGGCAGATGGGGCAGAACGCCGACGACTACTTCGGCCAGCAGGCGGTCGCCCTCGGGCAGAACGAGGACGCGCAGCGGCTGGCACAGAAGGCTCTCGACAGCCAGACGTCGCAGTCGCTCGACTCGAACCTGCAGAACCTGATCGGCCAGCGCGGACAGGCCCTGACGACCGCCCAAATGGCGATCATCGCGGCCAACAACGCGGCCAAGCAGGGCAACTTCGGCAACCGCATCAGCAAGGCCCAGAGCATCGCAGGTCTCCTGCAGCTCGGCCTCAACGCCAAGATCAGCGCGGCACAGCTGCGCCAGATGGGCGGCGGCGGTGGCGCCCACCCGGGCTTCACCAAGTTCTCGTCGCAGACCCCGGCGCAGCAGCAGCAGACGCTGACCATGCTGCTCCAGGGCGGCAAGGACGCACAGGGTAACCCCATCGCCATCCCGCTTGTGCAGGCCGCCCAGCGCGCCAAGCTCGCGGGCTACGACGCGGCGCCCGGCTCCACGCTGTGGAAGCTGCTCGCCACGTACACGCACTAGAAGGGAGGTGAGGCATGGCCACACCGGTCATCGGCCTGTTCGGCTCCAACGTGGGCAAGGGCATCAAGCTCAAGGACCCGTACCGCGACCGGAAGCCGGTCGGCGTGATGAGCCTGACCGACCTGCAGGCGCCCGCAGTCAAGGCGGCGCCGACCATCAAAGCCTCACCGATCCACCCAACTCAGACCCAGCTGAATGGCGGCGTATCATCCTCCTCCAGCTCCTCGTCGTCGGAGATCCCGACGAACTTGGGCCCTACCTCGGGCGGTGACTCCGGCAACGAGCTGGGTCACCTGCTCGGGGTGGCGGCGGGCGGCTTGGAGGGCTTCATCGGCCACCTGGGCTCCGACGTGATTCACACGGCCATGGGCCTGCCGGTCGGCGTGGCCTACATGATGGAGCACCCCATCGCGGGGCTGGAGGGCGCCGTCAAGATGACGTGGGCCGACTGGTCTCCGCTGTACCACGCGGGCGCTGCCCTGGCCACCGGCAACTTCGACTCGGCCTGGGCTGACACCAGCCTCTGGGCCAACAACTTCTACGAGCACCCGCTGGCGCCGCTCCTCGACGTCGCCGGGCTGCTCACCTTCGGCGCTGGCACAGCTGCGCGCGGGGCTGCCATCGCTGGCAAGCTCGGCGAGGCGGCCAACGCCGCGGACTCCGTGGCCCTCGGGGCCGCAGCCGCCCGCGAGACCCTCGCTGCTGGCGGTGTCCGTCAGTCGCTCGCCTACGGCGGCGCGGTGGACCGGACGGCCGCGCAGGTCGGTGAGGTGGCCGGTAGCTACTCGGCCGGTCTCGCCACCAATACGTGGTGGATGAAGGCAGAGCGGTTCGCCTCCCCGTCCGCCTACGCCGCCAAGACCTACGGCAAGCTGGCCGACACGCTCGGCTGGAACGTGACCCCGGCCATGCGGCAGGAGTTCATCAACGGCGCCATGGCCAACGACCCGCTGGCCCGCCGGATCTTCGACTCGGCCACCGACATCCCCATGTACGCCGACCGCTCCTCGAACCCGTGGACCCGGTGGCGTCAGGCGGCCATCGAGAAGCACATCACCGAGCCCCTCGCGCAGAGCAAGCTCGGCAAGGTCGCCCGGGCCGACAAGGTCATGGGACGCGACGCCCACTACCGCAAGCTCGCCCGGCAGGACGCCGGCGTGCGGCGTGCGGCGATGAGGTCGGTCATCCCGAACGAGATCTCGGCCCTGCTCGGCAAGCTCCACGACACCGGTGTGGCCATCCGCAACATCGACCCGGTCACCCGCCTCCAGCACATCGTGCCGGGGATGCGGACCGGACTGGTCGGGCAGGCGCACATCGTCCGCCCTGCGGGCGCCCTCGGAAGCGCGGAGCTGGACGCCCAAGTGGCGGCCATGCGGCAGGCGGGCTACCAGTTCGTCGCCTCAGACGCCCACACCGCGGGTCGGCTCGCTCCGGCCTACGCGAAGGTGGACAAGGCAGGCGAGCCCGGGTTCAATGAGTTCCTGAAGAAGGACTGGTCTGCGGCGAACACCACCAACGACCCGGCCCTCGCGCTGAAGGATGCCGACGGTAACTTCCGCGTCGTGAGCTCCCCCGACAAGGTCGCCAAGGAGGCGCTGTTCTCCCACGCGGTGCTCAAGACCCTCATCTCCCAGCCGACCAAGGTGTGGAAGTACCTGATTCTGGGCACCAGCCCGCGGTACTTCGTGAACAACTTCGTCGGCAACACCCTGATGCTGGCGGCGGCCACCAACCCGGTCGCCGTGGTCAGGGGCTTCAACGACTACATGCGAACGGTCCGCCACGCCAATGCGGACTGGGCCCAGCAGCTGTCCGACCTGTCCGCCAAGGGCGCGTCGGCCGAGGACATCGCTCTGGCTAAGGCCCTGCACAACCTGCGGGGCGGCGGCAACTGGATGAACAAGTGGTTCGCCGGGGAGTACGGCTTCGGCCAGATGAACATGCTCCATGAGGACACCAAGTGGGTCAAGAACCCACTGACCGGCAAGGACGAGCTGGTGCCGCGCAACGCGTCGCTGCTCGACAAGGCCAACTCGGGCCGGTTCACCTCGCTGCACCACATCACCAACAAGTACGCCGACATGCCCCAGCGGTACATGTCGCTCATCTACTCGATGAAGCGGATGCCGGAGTTCCAGCAGGCATACGCCCAGCTGCGGGCTGGCGGGATGCGCCACTTCGAGGCCGAGCAGAAGGCTGCCGACATGGCGGCCGAGAGCCCGGCCGTCCGGCAGATCGTGCGGTCCCAGGTCCACCACATGCTGGGCCAGTACCACACCTTCACGCACGGCGAGCGCGCGGTCACCGCGGTGGTCCCTTTCTACGCGTGGGACAGGGCCATCGCCCTCCACATGAAGGAGCTGATCGTCAACCAGCCGTACAAGGTCGCCATGGGTGCGGCCATCGGTACGCTGGGCGGGGTCAAGTCCGAGGAGATCCTCGGGCAGGTGCCCGACTTCATGCTGGCGGCCATCCCGGCCAAGATCATGAGCGGTCCGCTCGGCGCCCTGATGGGCAAGAACGGCTCCCGCATCTCGGTCATCAACGCGGCCTCCCTGAACCCCTATGGCACCATCGCCGACATCACCGGCATGGGGCTGGCGGCTGGCGGCATCGGTCACTTCAAGACCGGCGACTCGCTGGGCGCATCGCTGAACCCGGTGCTCCAGTCTGCGGCCACGCAGATCACTGGCACCAACCTGCAGACCGGCCTGCCTACCAAGGCCACGCCGGGCGGCCCGCTCGTCGGCACCTACCTCGGTGTCTTCGGCAACGTGCCGCAGCTCAACTTGGCCAAGGCGCTGGTGGGCATGGAGGGTGGGTCGCTGACCAGCGCGGGCAAGCCGACGCTGTACGCGCACAACATCCAGAACCCGCTGTCGAGCTGGCTCGGCCTGTCGATCCGGCAGGTGGACCTCGGCACAGCCAAGTCGCTGTACGACAAGCAGGAGGGCATCAAGCACCCCCGCAAGAAGAAGTCCATGTTCGATGTCCCCGGCCTGTAGGAGGCGCAAGTGAACATCGCGGAGCGCCGCCAGTACATCGTCAAGCAGGCCCGGAGACTCGGTCTCGACCCGGCCGCCGTCATTGCAGTCGCCTCACGCGAGGGGCTCTCTGGCGGCGTCGGGGACGGGGGCCACGCGTTCGGACCCTTCCAGATGAACGACGCGGGTGGCGTCCTCACGGGCGACCCGAACCCGCAGCACCACACCAACGCCTACGCCTGGTCGAACCAGGGCATCCTCCGCGCGCTCCGGGCCCAGGCCACGGTGGCCGGTGGGCTGACCGGCAGGGCCGCGGTCCACGCGTTGGTGTACAACTACGAGCGCCCGGCCGACAAGGCGGGCGAGTTCACCGGGGCCATGGCTGCCCTCGGGCACGTCGGGGCGTCCTCCGGGACCGTCCCTGGCGCCCAGCCCGGCGCACCCGGCTCGGGTGTCGTGCAGACCGGCAAGCACACCCAGTTCGACACCGGCCAGTTCAAGAACCAGCTGGCCATGAGCATGATGCAGGACGCCACCACCCGGGCACAGGGCGGGACACCGCCCCCGATGCTCGACACCATCGCCCAGCTGCGGGCGGCCGCCACCACGCGGGTCAACAACGCGGCCGGGCCCGGCGGTATCCCCACCGGCGGTGGCGCAGGCACAGGCATCGGGGCCCACGCGGCCCGCATCGCGGCCAACCAGATCGGCACCCCCTACGTGTGGGGCGGCGAGAGCAAGAGCGGGTTCGACTGCTCGGGCCTCGTCCAGTTCACCTACGCCAAGCTCGGCATCCAGCTCCCGCGCACCGCCGCGGAGCAGGGCACAGCCGGCCGCGCCGTGAGCTTCAAGAACCTGAAGGCCGGGGACCTCCTGGTCGAGAACAACGGCGACCACGTCGTCATGTACGCGGGGAACGGGCGGGTAGTCGCAGCGCCTCACTCTGGGCAGAACGTCCAGTACCAGCCCCTCAACTACTTCCCATCCTCGCAGTACCACGCGCGCCGCATCGTCGGCTAGAAGGAGAGACATGAACAACACCACAGGACCCCTCGGGGGACCCACAGGCGGCGGAGTTGACCAGACCGACCTGACCAACGGTGGCGCCGGTGGCGGGGGTGGCGGCTACACCGGCCTGCAGGGAGTCCTCGACTTCCTCGGCGGCTCGGGCGGCATCAATGCCACCCAGTACCAGAACATGATGAACGGCTACGGCGGCTACAAGGTCGGCGGCCAGATGTACAAGGTGCCCGGGTCCAAGGGCGCCCTCTCGGGGCTGTCGCCGTGGGCGATCCAGTACCTGATGAAGAACATCATGAAGCAGGACACCCCGCAGCAGACCAGCCTGACCGGCCTGACCGGTGACGCCCTGTTCCAGGCCACCCTGATGAACGCCGCGCACAACGCTGCGCCGGCGCTGTACCACCTGAACACCGCCATGACCGACGGCGGCCTGAAGGACGAGAACGGTGCCAGCGAGACCGCCGAGCAGTACCTGAACGCCTTGTTCCAGGGCGGCGCGCTGGGCAGCAACAAGACCTACCGCAACAAGAACTACGGTGAGGACGGCTACACCGCACCGGCTGGCGGCAACCAGCACACCGGCGGCGGCGGCCTCGACGGCCACCCCAACGCCACCACGGCACACCCGCACTACCGCGCCTACATCAAGGCTGGCGGCACCATGACGATGGCGGCTTGGAACCACCACGGCCGACCGAAGCAGTGACCGCCGCAGAGCAGGTGAGCGTTGAGGCGCTCGCCACCCGCGTTGATGGAGGGTTCCGTGAGTTACGCGGAGACATCAAGGCGGTGCTCGCACTGATCGAGCAGCGCAGACTGGACGACGCGACGGCCCACGCAACCATGGACCAGCGCATGTCCTCATTCGAGCGAGACCGCAGCGTCGCCGAGGCGTTCTTCAGCTTCGGCCGCTGGATCGGCGCGGCAGCCTTTGCCAGCGCCGGGCTGGTCATCGCATACCTGTCCTACCACTAGGAGACCACATGTCACGCATCAAGGACATCGCCGTCAAGGTTCTGGCGGCCGAAAGCAAGAGCCCGGCGGTACACGGTGCGCTACGTGCGCTGCAGGCGGCCGTCGTGGCCGTCGCGGTCGGAGTCATCCGCTCCTACGTGGGGGTCTGATGGTCCAGACACGCAAGGCCCGCCGAGTGCGGGCCAGGGTCGCGCGCTACTGCGCCTACCTGTACGCCAACCGGGCGCACCTGCCCTACTTGGAGTACCGGCCGATGCGGAGCTTCCCGACCCCGTACCTGAAGGTCCCAGCCCGCGCCACGGACTGCTCCGAGTCCAGCGCCATCATCCTCGACGCGTCCGGCGCGCCGACTCCCTACGTGAACCACAACGAGGGCTACACCGGCACCATGCTGGCGACGCTCCCGCACATCCGCAAGGCACAGACCCGGCGGGGCGACCTCGCCGTCTTCGTTCACGCTGACCGCCCGGGCGGCGACCATGTCGTCGTCCTCACGCAGGGCGGCCTGTTCCATCGTGACCCCACCTGCTTCAGTCACGGCTCGCCAGGCGCTTGGTGCCCGACGATCTCCGCTGAAGCGGCCTACCACCCCGGCTGCAGCATCGTGTACCTGCGGGCCGT